TAGGGCGAGCGCCGTTAGAATGCTCGCGGCTAGAAGTAGCTTCTTCATGTTGGGGTATCTCCTTGCAAGTTTACCAACCGATCGAGCCTGCCCTCGGGCGCTAATTTTAGCTAGCGATTATTTTTGGATTAATTCAATAACCCAAATGGGGTAGGAGGTGCCTCCGCGTCATTTCGCGGATCTGTACGCGCGAGCTCCCGACTCTTGGCTCTCGCCTTGAGTGACTGCACGCAGAGGGGCACGCCCCGGCACCAGCTGGTTACAAGTATCGTCCCCGGCGTCGTTTCGTCGGGCCGGTTATGGGCAGAGGGGGTAGAACTCCGCACACCGGGGAGCACGCTCCGACGATTCATTATCCCGGCAATGCACCAAGAAAACTTAGGTTGCATCGTTCAAGCTCGATTTTAGCAACGCCCGATAGATCACCTCGGCATAGCCGCGCGCGAGCACGATCGCGGTCGATGGCTTGTGTGATTGCGGCAAGCGATAGTCCAGCAGTTCCTCGAGCTTGGCCAAGGCTTCCTTGAGCGTCGGCTCTGCCGGCATGGCGATCCTGTTACCCATTGTAGTGTCCCGTCCTGACTTCTCGATCCATCATCTCGACCGCACAATCCATGCAGATGCGCTGCGGTTTCTTTGGCATGCTCTTGGCGTACATCACGTCGGTGCCGCAGCTGCTGCATTTACCTGCCTCGCAGTCGTCTGGGACGGCATGCACCCATTTAGCGCAAACCAGATAATCCGATTCCTCCATCTCCTGCTGGGTCGGCGGCAGCTTGATCCTCATTTGGGTTTACCTTCCTGCAAGCGTTGAATAGTGGCAGCGACTAAATTTAGAAAGCAAGTGCGTGGGTCGGTGTTCTTGGACGGTGACATTCCATTCGGGGGCCAACGTCCACCCCCAGGGCATCGCCCCCCGCAGAACACCTTTCGATTTGTCGAGCCCCACGCTGCCCGACATAGGCAAGGCGATGCCCTATGCCGTCAACCGTTCGAGCAATTCTTTCCACACAATTCCTAGATATTTTCTGCGAATAAGTCGGGTGTCGTACTTAGTGGCAGTGGCCTGATGCATGGCCTGCCGGCTCACGCCGCGCAATTTGGCCGCTTCACTCAAGGTCGCAATGCCCTGTTTCAACAGCATTTCCGCCGCCATCTGCTTGATCTTGTCGTTCTCGCTGGTAGTCATCTCGCTGCCTCCTGGCAGTGCTATAGCCGAAGACGAAGTTGTAGGCATCTTCAGCCTGTAAATTAAGATCGTGGGCACGCCACCACACGGCAGCGCCCAAGAGCTCGGGCTCCTTGCTGAACAGGTTGAAGCCCAGTTCCCAGTAGTCGCGGTCATCATCCTCGGTCATTTGCCTAGCTCCTGTTTGATTTCCGTCACGGTCTTGCTCGCATCGCGGAATGCCTTGCGCACGATCTCGATCAGTCTCTCTTCATCGGAACTGTAGGCTGCAGCGGTGGAGACGAAGCCCAGCATGCAAATCAACCCCAGATACGCCATGGCTTCATTCGGTTTCACGCCAACCAGCTTGTAGCGCCAGCTGCAGTCATTCATCCATTTGTGGAACGCCTCCTCGGCCCAGGCGTTGATATCTTCTTGTGCTGTCATGCTGCTTTCGCCTCGACGTTGCGGAAGTCGCCGCTCGATATGATGATGGTGTCGCCGTCGGCCAGGATCCAAGTACTGCCCGGTTGGAGCAGCCGCTTGCCCAGCTGGCGTTGCAGATCCTCGATGCTGTTGGCGGTGAACATGTCGAGCTCGCCAGCAGAGTTGCAGAGGGTGGCGCGGTAGATGGTCTTAGCCATTGCCTTTTCCTTTGATGTGGTCGGCACGGGGAGGTTCATCTGGCGGCAGAGGGACTACTATGAACGGCCAGACGCTCCAGCCGGCGTTGTAACGCTGTGCAGCCATGACGGCATCGATCTGAGTGTCGAAGGTCTGCACCGTGTGGCCGTCGTGCTTATCGACTACCTTCCACATTAGAATTCGCCTCCTTGCTCCATCTTGTCGGCGCACGAGTTGCAGTAGGCGTACTCGGGCTTGATCTTGACCATGCGGCCGCAGCCCTTGCACATCTTGGCCTTGCTGCGTTTCTGGGTCTGGAAATAGAAGTCCCGCATCTCAGGATCATCCATGTCGTGCCAGAAGCCGTAGTTGTCGTCGTAGAACGTCGGCATTTGCCTTACTCCTGTGTGTGGCGTTCAACCGGCCCGCGCCAGGATCGAACGCCGTGGTTCAGTTTCTCGTCACGCTTCTGCAGCCACAATATCGCGTGCTCGTAGCAGCAGAACGATTGCCGCTCGTTCACGGTGCCGCGGCGTGACTCGGTCAGCGTGAGCTTGAAGCTCCCTTCGCCAACCCACTCGTCGCAATTGCCGTAGCAACACATTATTTTAGCCATTTGCCTTACTCCTCTGGTTCGATTGGTTCCTCGGTGAAATAGTTCGGGTTGGTGAAAATGTCGGCGCGATACTTGGCCTTCTTCTCGGCCTCGCATTCATTGCAGACAAAGCAGCAGAAGATCCCGCGCGCATCCTCGAGCGTGCGCCGCGGCAGCCCGCTGCCGCAGGGGCAGCTGGGCCGCTTGCGCGAGGAACGAACAAAATGCTCGGTCACCACTCACCTCCCGGGCGCTCGCCGCCATTGAGATAGGACACCCAGCGCACGGCCTCAGATGCCGTGGCACAGTCGCGCAAAGGCTGAAACACGGTGCCCTCGTTATAGGCAGCAGGGCACCAGTAGCCCACGGTATAGAGGTAGCTGCCATCATCCTGGCGGGATCTTGCAAAGGTGTGCATGTCATTGCCTCGTTCGGGTTAGAGTTGTGCTCACTTAGGCATTTAATTGACGTTTGTCAACGTTTAATCACCCAGCCCAGCGGCTGGACTCCCAGGTTGAAATCAATCCTCGCCTGCTTGAGCGAGTACATGGTAAGCAGTCGCGACAGCCCCTCGACCCGCTCGAGCAGATCGATGTACATGCCCATGAAGTTGGGACCATGCCCATCGTCAGTAAGAGAGTGCGCCAACTCGTGCAGGACCACCCAGCCGGGGACGTTCACAGGTAGCTCTATTTGGCCGTGGGAAGCCCGGGCAAGGTGCTTGCGCTGTCGGGTGGAGATCGGGACCACCCGGGGCGGTTTAAGCCAGCCCTGCGCCAGCCAGACGCCATTGACGTAGGTCTGGCCGGCGGCGAACGGCACCATGGCGGAGCAACGCGGCCCCACCACGGCATCCTCCCAGCGATAGACCCGCTTGCGCTGGTAATCCTTCACCGTCACGACGGCACCTGGGCAACGGTAGCGCGAATTTCTGCAGCCTCTCTGGCTGTACCAGCGTAGACGATCCCATCGCCGCCGTTGTCCAAGTCGTATTGATCCAGTTCGTTCGTCTCAAAGATGGCGTTACGGTCGCCTGCAGTCAGACGCTCCAGCCGATAACGTTCTCCGACTTTATGGTTTGTGTTCATGTCAGCAGCCCTCCGACCTTGCCCGCGCCCGGGATCGGCCGCGAGAGATTGACCTTGTCGCCGGCCCGGTGGCCGTGTTCGAAAGCGGAGGAGTCCTTGATGCGATAGGACGAACGATTGCTTCTGAGCTTGATGCCCTCGTGCTGCCAAGCGTCCTCGATAATTTGCTTTTTGAGCACGACCAGCGCGGTGCCGGTGCTGCGATGCTTGGCAAGCTCGGCGTCGTTCTGCGCTTTGAGCACGCGCAGGCGCTGGCCAATGCGGCTTGCCATGCCGCGCTGGAAGCTCACGGTCGCACTGCGGCGCGCGCCGGCCACGCGATGCCGGTATTCGGGGCTGGTCTTGTGGCCGTTGGAATAATAGGACGATTGCTTGAACTTGGCTGACTCGGCCTCGATGGCGGAGTGAATGACCTTGAACAGATATTCGATCAGCTCGAGATCCTGCTCCTGGCCAAAGAACGCATAGGCTGCGCTTTTCTTGTAGACTACGCCACCATTAGGCCCCGGGTATTTCTTGTATTGCCGGTTAAACCAGCACTTGGCATTGACCAGATCGGCGAGCGAAGTCACGCACGAGTCGATGGGGTGGCGGTGTTGCCGGTCGATATCGATAAAGATCGTTTTGCACACACTCGAGCGGACGTCGCACTCCTCCATGGTGAGATTGTACTGCGCCAGCAAGCGGCCGACGCCCTCCATTGCCGACATGGCCTCGTGCTCGCTGCAGCCGTTGGCCACGGTCTTCGCGGCCAGAGCTTTGATCTTGAACTTGATGCGGTCTAATTCGGTTGTCATGATTGCCTACATGGTTAGAGTTGAACGAAGAGAGGTTAGCACACTAATTGACGTTTGTCAACTTACTAATTTGATTCGAAGGCAAGCGCCCTTGGGACGCAGAGGTTTAGGCATCATGTCTAAACGTCGACTCCTTCGGCCACGTGATTCCTTGACCATATTTCCACTCGGCCACGATGCAGTCGTCACTGTCGGTCATGATCACGCGCACGGTAAAGCCGGCATTGGCCGCCACGTTGGTGGTATGATGCACGAACCATTGTTTGGCTTCGTTCAACGGCACGAGGTAGCACTCGCGCTCCTGAATATCGCCCAGGATTTCGCTGGAGAAATAGTAGACGCTGAAAAGCTCACCCATGGTTGTCTCCACTCATTTCGTCGATGATGGCAGCGACCGCAAACGTGAGCGCAAAGCAGAACACGAATGCGGTCATGATGATTAAGCCGGTCACGATACAGACTCCTCTTCGTCCTCTTGTCGGGCTTCGCGCGCCACAATCAAATTATCAATCGCAGCGCAGGCGGTGTGAAAGCATGCCGCTTCTGCCGCGCTCAATTCGCCCATATCGTTTGCGGCCATGCGATGCATTAGCTTGGCGAGATTAGCGATATTCTGGTCTATAGATTTCATGTGCCTTGCTCCATGACATGCACCGCTAGCGTCTCCAACTCGTTAAAAACATGCTCCAAGACTTGGAGTCGTTCGCTGTGCTCGGTGATCGCAGCCTGTATCGGGTTATCTTTCTGCACGTAGTAGTCGCGGCCATGCGGCGCGGTCGATTGCACGGTATTGATTGCCAGCCGCACCGCGGCCATGGCTTGGCGATAGCCGTTCAATAGCTCGGCTTTGCCGGTGCCGTTCAAATGCACGGTCGGCATGGCGAGCTTTGCGAGATCGGTCATGACTCAATTGCCTTTCCTTTGTTGACTTCGCGGTAATCATCGCGCCCAGCTGCCCATGCGGCATGCTGTGACGACAAGCGAACGAACATGTTTTTGGTACCTCGACGGCCCAAACGATAGGCGTAGCGCAATGGGCTTGACCCGATATTGCCGCCGGTCGTGCGGCAATAGTCGTAGACCTTGCGCAACATCGGGTCTTTGAACGCGGTCATGGACTCAATGTCCTTTCCTAATGAGCCCGACTCGAATCTTGTCGGCAAGGCCGGACTCGCGCCATATGCCGGATTGAATGAATGCATCGCGCGCGTTCCAGCGTGCGAACAATTTGGTAGGCGCATGCGACTCGTGCTGGAAGATCTGCACGCCGTCGCGTAAGTAGGTCACGCGCCAGAGGCGCACTTGGGGGATATTGCGGGACATGGTTTCAGCCCTCCACATCGGACCAACCCAACGCGACTTGCACGGGGTCAATATTCATGGGGTGGTTGCGCATCCGCTCTTGCGTGCGCTCGATAATGAAACCGTATTCGCTCAATTCCTCGATTGCCAAGGCAATCAAACGCCAATATTCACGGTCCATGTCACCATACCCCCAAACGAGTCAGCGCCTCACGATCGCGCTGTGCCAGGATTTGGTACTCGCGCGGCAAGGACTCGAAATGCGCCACGATTTCATCGCGCACGGTCCTTTGCTCGGCAGACATGAACAACATTGCGCCAATGCTTGCTTGGTAGGGATTGACCACCAGCATTGCGCCCTGCCATGCCGCGGCCGCGAGTGTGTTGGAACGCGGGCAACGTGCCAGCAATTGCCCGCGATGCGGTCCGCGCGTGGCGTAGGCCTTGGCCAATGCCGCGCGGGCAATGTCGGAAAGAGTCGTTGTCATTTTGTTATCTCCTCAATGCAGGTGGTAGGTCGTGTGGGATTGCTCGCGGTCCCAGCACTTGCGGCATGACGCACACTCGCCGTTCGTATCGGGCGCAGTGCAGCGGTCCTTGGCCGCGGGCACGATCTGGTCATGCACGCCACTCGTCCACAGCCATGTTTTGGTCGCTTGGCCGTCGACCATGGTCGCGCTGACCCGGATAGTGAGATTATCGGGAATGATGCCGCCGGCCTTCACGAATGCCAGCACAATCGCCGTTTCGCGAGTCGGCAGCCAATGCTTGATCTTGGGCGTTAGCTCGCACACGCGGCAGATCGCGGCGAGATGCGCGACACTTTGCAGATCGCCGGCATCGTGCCAGCGATGCCAGCCCTTGCTCTTTACTTTTTTGGATTTCAATCGCTTGGGCCGTGGCGCAAAGCCATGCATGGCATTAAGCAGGTAGGCCATGCATTCGGCCCAGCGCGCGTGTTTGGTGCCGGCATAGCGGATCTCTTGCGCTCGGATCACATCGCTATAGACGTAATTTCCCTTTAGCGCGTAACAGTCGTGACAGACCGTGTTTTTGATCTGTGCGAGCTTGCTGCCCGTGATGCATCGCCGCGCGCTCAGACCATAAGCAGTCCCCGGCATCTTGCTCGGAAAGCCCATGCTGCCGGCGATCAGATGCGCCAGATCGGCCGACAACGGCAGATCGTAGGTAATTGCAGTGTCTTCGTTCCAGAATGCCAGCGCAGCACTCGGCGCGCGCTTGGCCGCATGATTGATCGTTAGCGTTGTCATTTGCCTAAGCCTGTTAGAGTTGACAGTTGTCAAGATAGTAGGAGAGCGCAGGGAGAGTCAATCCCTGCGCTCGGATTTAATTTAGCGTGCGGGGCGATAGACTGCGCTCGGCAGGACCACATATCCCAAGAGCGGAATCTTGCTACGCTCATTCGGGCTTTCGTCCGTGATCAGGATTATGCGGCATGCGCCGAACCACGCGAGATCATATCGAAACATTGCCTTGTGTCCTTTCTGGTTAGCGGGCGAACGGTTGCCACTTGCCGCGGAAATTGCGCGGGCGGCGGCGAATGAAGGAGTCGGAGTTGCTGTGACGCTCCAAAATGTCGGGCGCGCGGCCATGCTTTGCCTTGTAGGCGTCAATGAATTTCCCGGCGTCACAATCCTCCTCCAGATAGATGTTGCGCTCGTCAATGTGACTGCATGCCGTGAAATCAACCGCGCTCAGACCTAACGCAGCCAGATCATCATGCCGGACCGCTAGCCAGCCGTGACCCGGGTCGATGTGGAACGAATAGGACATTTGCCTTACCTCATTACCGTTGTCGGGCAGGATTGCCCTTAGTGGTAGTATGGTGCTTCCGTAGGAAGGCCAAGGAAGCCCGTTTCGTTTGTCCTATGGCCTAGGACTAGGGCGGCGAGGTTTTTTCCCGCCGATCTTTTCCTTTAGGTGTTTGCGCCCCATTTGGCGCAACATCTCCGCTTGCTGGCGCAAGCGGCGGGCTTCACGTTTGGCCCACCGTTTGCGCGACCTAAGCCCGAAAGCTTGGGATTGACCGGCCGGCATGCTTCAACCGAAAATTTTACCGATGCATTCCGGACCAAATCCTGACGCAATGGACGACGGCACGGTGAGCTTGCGGCCGCAGCGGCCGCATTTGCCTTCGTGCCAGACCTCCAACACGTCGGGCAGCTCGCCTTGCATGAGCTTGCGCCATGTCCAGCTGAACGCCTTGGCCGACTTGGCTTCACTCGAGACGTCGGTTGGCTTTGGTACCCGCCGGCCGTGCCAGTACACGTCGCGCGCGATGCGGCCCATGTAGCGATAGTCGTTGTTATTGTCCGCTCCGGCGAGCAAACCGACGAACAGCGTGCCGTCGCCGGTACGCTTGCCGGTCGTCTTGTCGCGGGCTTCGCTGATGCGAAACGTGAACCGCGTCCCGCTAGCCTTGCTGACGAGCGTCACCGTGGCATTGCCGGCACGCATGAATTGCCGCGCGGCAATGGCGTTGTCGAATAGACCTTGCATGGTCTGCGGGCTTTCGTCCGCGCCGTGGTCCAGATTATCGTCGAGTCCTTCAAATGGATCAGACATGTCATTTTGCCTTGTTGGTTCCAGGTACCGCACAATCGCGGCGCGCTCTTTCTATAGGGGGACTATTGACGCTTGTCAATAGGAGAAATGGACTCTGACGGCACGGAGGCCTGAGGAAGATGGTTTACCCTTGATATCTCGGTATCTCGGAATCCGCGGTTTTCCAAGTAATACACCTCTCCTAAAATTTTTTTCGTACGGTCATATCGTATATTGATACAGATGAAACTATCGTCCGACAACTGTCAAGCAAAATCACTGTATTGACGTTATTTATTCTTAGAATCATATAGATATTTACAGGTATAATATTATCTCGTTACGTAAGTTTAAAAATAAAGGGTTGTGGGATTCTGTGGATTCTGGAGAGAAAAAAAAAAGGGGGGACTGTAGTTGGGAAAAACGTGGATTCTGAGATAGTGATACACATAAGCCATTGATTTGATTATACTATCTTCTATCCGGTCGGGTTTGCTTTCGATGCTTTTGAGGCTGCATAACTCGAGAACGGACCATGGCCATGCAGAAATGTTAAGTTTTGCATAGGAAGGATTTGGAGCTAGTTGTTGATATCATTGATTCATTCCGTCAATGCAAGCTCGAGCTCTTGGCGCTTGTCGACGGCAGAGCCGAGCTCTGGCCACAGTCCTCGCCGCGGCAGACCCCCCACCCCCCACCCCCGGGGGACGCTGGCCAGGCCCCGGCCGGCGCGCGCATTCTTCCCCAGGAGGTTGGAAATATCCCAACCCCCAAAAATTTAACGGTACAAAAATACCATGATTGACAGAAGTCAAGGATACAAAATACCTCACATTGACAAATGTTAACTTGCAACCCCCATACCAGCCGGCTACCTCACTACCATGAAAAAACTCGATCCCAAGATCTTCGAACCCCATCCCTTGACAAAAGTCATTCGGTTCAACCCCAAGCTCTGGGGTCAGGGTTACCCCTATTCGGCCAGTGCCGACCTGTTATTCCTCGGCTGCTTCTGGCTGATTGCGCTTCTCTGGGCGTTCGCCGGTCTGAGGTGGTTGTGGCACGCGCTGGTTGGTTATTAAGTCAACCTCGCTGTCGTTAACCGTGGCACCAACCCGGCAGCAGTATTTTTTGCCAAGTTCGCCTTTTGTCCTGCCGATTCGGGGTCAAAACCACCAAATTTGCGGCTAAAATAGGTGGCTGTACCGACTGTGCCAGACTGCTATACTTGGCCGTCAATGGTCTCCCTGTTGCGGCTAGGTCTCTGATCTAGCCGCTTTTTCCCTTTAAATGTTTAAGAATCGGCTGTATTGGGGGTCATGGCGGCTGAACCACTAGCCCAAGTGGGATCCCAAGGGTTTGACCCCGAACGGGTCATCCCCGATATCGCCATCCGGTTGGCGGACGAAGGTGTGCCGCTGCGCGCGATCGCTCGAGCGATCAAGCTGTCGTCCGACATCGTGCGCGAACGCCTGCGCATCGCCCAGGCTGCCGGCAAGCTGCTCGACCTGCCGCGCGACGACTGGCCACCCGGGTTTCCACGCGACCAGCGTGCGCTGCAGCTCTCGAGATTGGTGAGCGAGAACCGCGATCGCTTGTTCGTGGCCATGCAGGAGGTGTTCCACCTGACGCCGACCGAAATCAGCTTGCTGCTGGTGCTGCTGCAGTACCCGACGTTGCTGCGCGAGCGGCTCGCCGGCACCATGACCGGGGTGTCGATAGGTGTGCATATCTGTTCGATCCGCAAGCGGCTCGAGCCATTCGGGATTAAAGTCTCGACCTTGTGGGGCTACGGCTACCAGTTCCTGCCGGAGGACCGCCGCAAGCTGATGGACATCATCTTCCACAAGGTGGAGACGGCCAATGGATCTCAAGTCGACGATGGAGCTCGTATGGCAGTACGCGCCGATCTACAACCCGCTCGCGGTCGCTGACTGGTCGGAATTCAGGCTCCGATTTGAATGCGATCGTCTCCGACAAGAACGAATGAAGTCCATTTTTGCCCCAGCGACCCGTCGATCCCCGCCTTTGCCAGCTTCTTCAGATCACTGAACCACGGTTCTTCCCGCCACCTTCCTGGATAGGCCGGGTCCACAATGAAGGCGACGTACTTTTCTTTCTCCGCCAGATGTGGCGCGATCACGATCTTCGACCATTTCGGGAACCAGTAGTCCGGGATGCGGCCGTCGATCAACCACAGGCAAGCAAAATCCCGGCATTCCTGCGGGCGATCCGCGTAAATGCTGCAGCCTTTACCGGGCCGCGCGTGGGCGCACCACTTATGTGGGTTCGGTTTCCCCGGGAAGTTCGGGACTGTCATCACCTTGCAGCACAGGCTGCACGTCCCGCACACCCGGTTGCTCGTCAGATTTGTTGGGAATAACTCGGACATGCTCGCCCGGATCGTCCACTCGAGGTTCGTGGTATTCCTGCAGCTTCTGTGTGGCTTCGGCGATCTCTGTCACGCTGGCAGTGGGTTTCGGCTTGCGTACCGCCTTGCGCTTGGCGGTCTTTGCCACGCTCACCGGCTTGCGCTTCTTGTTGCGCTTGCCGCCAACGGTGTAGCGCGAGGATGCCGCGGTGCCGGCGGTGCGGACCCGGCGCAGGGTCTTTTTATTCAATGGCCGGCGGGTGGTCGCCGACTTCTTGCGCTTTTTCATGTTGCTGCTCCCTTGTAAAATTACAAACTAGCAGCGTGCCGGTGTCAGGTCCATCCCGCGGCGGTGATCTGCGGGCGCTGATACGTTCGCCGGGTCGGGGTCAGCCGGCGGGCGAACTCATGCACCAGCCCGCCGTGGACCACCAGGGCGATGTATTGTAGACAGTCGGCGACATGCGAGAAGCCTTCCTTGTCGAACTTCTCAGGGACGATACGAAGGCCACCGTCCTTGTGTTTCTTGTAGCGGTAGCCGCCGCTCATGGCGCGCACCAGGAACGGGCACTTGCTGCCGTTGATGATCAGCGCCGGTCCACCGTTGACCTGCTTGCCAAGCAACGCTTCCACCGCACGCAAGCGCGGGTCGATGTCGTTCGTTGGAGCCGGGAAGCACGGCAGGCCCATGCGTTTCAGTGCTTCAAAGCTGGTCTCCTCGGCGATCGTCCCCTTGGAAATGCCCGATGGATCGCCGACCAGGATGACTTTGGAACCGATGAAACGCTCTTGGAACAGGCGGGGCCGTAGCTGCTGTTCGACGTGTTTCTCGAGACCGACATTGGTAGCGGGGACTTCCTCATGAACCAGCAACCGTCCGAGATGGTCGACTTGCGCTATGACGGACCAGGGGTTCCGGCCGAAATCCTGTCCTACGATCAGTGGATAGCCTGGTATCACAAGGGTATCGGGTACGACATGGAACGATGGCTTGAAGCTCGCTCTAAAGACAGCTTCGCCAGAAGGGTCGTCGCCGTATTGCGCGTCAACGTACCGACGTACCCACGGGTGATCGCTCCCGTACATCTGCAGAAACTGCTCGTAGTACTTGCGTCCCTGCGCGAGCCGGAGCGGATGGTTGATGGGAAGTACTTTCGTCTCTTCGGTCTGCAGCAGATAATTGAGATTCTCAGCGGCCGGCGACATGCCGCCTGGCTGGATGAAGACCTGCCAGTTCGGCGGCGGCTCGGTCATAAATTTATGCCACTCACCCATTTCGACTGGCATGTTGGTGTCGGCAATGATGCCGTACCAGCTCGGGACACCGCGATTGCCGCTTGGATAGCGGCCAATACGGCCCGAAACGGGGGCCAATATGTCGAAGTTCATCTCGATGGCTTCCGAGAGCCACGCCCCGGTCAATTGCATGGACAGCAACCGGGCCTGATCTTCGGCATTTTCCAGCGGCACGAAGATCCACTCTGATTTCACGTCGCCGAAGTCGAGGTAGTAGGTGTTGTCCGACACCTTCCAGTCGCCCAGGCCCACCAGCCAGGACTGCACGTCTTTGAGCACGGTGTCTTTCAGTTGTTTGAGCGTCTGCCGCACGAACGCCCAGCGGGTGTAGCGATAGCCGTCGGTGGCTTTGGCCTGACTGAGCGAGCGCCGCAGCGTCTCCATCACGCAGCCGGTGGTCTTGCCCGACCCCACCGGGCCGGCGATGATGCGGCCGAACGCGCTCGACTTCATGAACCGCGCGACCGTCGGCGGTGCCGTGTAGATGACTGCCATCAGTGCCCTTTCAGGCAGGAGTGGCGCTTGACCTCGCCCTCCTTGGGCTCGCGCTGGCAGTCGAACAGCGAGAGCACCGGCTCGCCGGCTTTGGCCTGGGCACGCACGTCGGGGCAGTCGATGCGGTGCAGCACCAGCGACCTGCCGTCGTTGGCATAAGTAATGGCGTAATCACTCATTTTTCAGCACCAGGTCAGGCAGCTGCTTGCGCGTCCTACGCTTGCGTGGGGTCTGCATCTCGCGCTCGCGTGCGAGCTCTTGCTGTTTCCCGCGCGGGGGATCGTCGGGGGTGATGTCGATCGCCTTGTCGTAGGTTTCACTCTCGCCGCCGAGGTTGATGGTGATGACAAAGCGTTCGTTGGAAGGCTTGTCGCCCTTGTCCTCACCGATGCCGGCGGCGCGCATCACCACCTTGGCGACATCGGTCGATGCCGACAGATTGGCGTCCGGCTGCATGGCGCGGCGGGCGATCACCGGGCCGAGCTTTTCGAAGTAGGCCAGGTTCTGGAAGCGGATGCGCTCTTCGGTCGATCCGATCGCGTTCCACTCGGCGATCAGCTGCTCGCGGACCTTGCGGAAGAACTCATTCTTTTCAATCCGTTGGTAGTCATTTTCGTCGATTCCAAACTCCGCAAAGGTCTCTTTGTAGCTGCGGATATTGAGCACAAGGTCACGCGCCAGCGCGGCCATGGTGGTTTCATCGAGATCGGTCATGCCCGGGAAGCTAGCGAGCAAGTCTTAAGATTTTCTTAAGGTTTGTCCGCTACTCGTGTTCCATGGCAGACGGATTCGGCCCCCAGGGCGTATTGCGGGTGGTGCCTCCAGCGATGTTGGAGGCACAATTGCTGGCGGAGGAGCAGGCGCGGGCGGCGGCAGCAGCCCCGCCGGTCGCGGCTCCGCCGCAGCTGGTCGGCTACATCAAGAGTCAGTTCGAGATCTTCCGCAACCACCGCAACACCGCGGCTGGTTGGAGCAATCGTTTGCTCGAGGCCATGCGGACGTTCAACGGCCAGTATTCGCCGAACAAGATGCAGGAGGTGAAAAAGTTCGGCGGCTCCGAGATCTATGCGCGTCTGTCTGCGCAAAAATGTCGGGCAGCGTCCTCCCTGTTGCGCGATGTCTATCTCGGAGCCGACCGACCTTGGGCGATCCGTCCTCCCGCCGATCCCGACGTGCCGGACGAGATCATCCAGAAGATCAACCAGCTGATGCAGCATGAGCAGCAGATGGTGCAGCAGGCCACCGGGCAGCCGCCGCCGGAGGACGCCCTGCGCACCCGCCGGCTGGCGCTGATGGAGTCGGCGGAGGACGCCGCCCGCACGCTGGCGCAGAAGCAGGCCAAGGAGTCCGAGGACAAGGTCGAGGAGTTCCTGCGCAACGGCATGTTCTACCACGCGCTCGCCGAGTTCATCGTCGACTTGCCGATCTTCCCCTTCGCCGTGCTCAAAGGCCCCACCGTCAAGCTCATCCCGGAGATCGTGTGGGAGAACAGCAAGCCGACCATCAAGCAGAACCCGGTGATGATGTGGGACCGGGTGTCGCCGTTCGACATCTGGTTCACTCCCGGGGTGAGCGACATCGCGAACGCCGCGGTGATCGAGAAGTCCAACCTCACCCGCACCGAGCTCAACGACATGCTCGACCTGCCCGGTTTCAATCAGGACGAGGTGCGCGCCGTGCTGACTGAGTACGGCCGCGGTGGGCTCTATGACAACTGGGACACCACCGACGCCGAGCGGGCTGTGCTCGAGAACCGGGAGAACCCTGCATGGAACCGGTCTGGCCTTATCACCCAAATGGAGTTCCACGGCAACGTCCAAGGCGAGATCCTGCAAGAGTACGGCATGCCCGGGATCTCCGACCCGATCCGCGACTACCACATCGACGCCTATTGCATCGGCAGCCACGTTATCAAGGCCAACCTATCGCCATCGCCCCGGGCACGGCACAACTACTTCATTACCTCGTTCGAAAAAGTGCCTGGAACCGTGGTCGGCAATTCGCTGATCGATCTGATCGCTGACCTGCAGGACGCCGCCAACTCCACGCTGCGCTCGCTCGTCAACAACATGAGTATCTCCAGCGGACCGCAGGTGGTGATCAATGACAGCAGGTGCAGGCCGGAGGATAACGTCGACGAGCTCTATCCCTGGAAACGCTGGCATGTCACCGACGATCCGGTTGGCAACAATGCCAAGCCGCCGGTCGAGTTCTTCCAGCCGCAGAGCAATGCCCAGGAGTTACTGACGGTCTTCAAGGCGCTCGTCGAACTATCCGATGACGTGTCGGCGATCCCGAAGTATATCGGCGGTCAGGCGTCGGGCGGCGCGGGACGCACGGCATCCGGGCTCGCGATGTTGATGGGCAACGCGAGCAAGATCCTGCAGACCGTTGCCGCCAATATTGACCGCGACATTTTCGAGGTCGCGCTCGAGCAACTGTCCGACCTGGTGCTGCTCACCGACACCTCCGGCGCGCTCACTGGCCAAGAGGACATCTACGTCCAGGGCGTCAACGTCGCGGTCCAGCGCGAGACGCAGAGACAGAGGCAGCTGGAGTTCCTGCAGCACACCAACAACCCGGTCGATCTTGGCATCATGGGGATCAAGGGCCGCGGCGTGGTGCTGCGTTCGGTGTCGCAGACCATCGGTCTCGAGGGCGAGGAGGTGGTGCCGTCCGACGAGGTGCTGGCCAAGAAGCAGGAGAAGCAGGAGCAGAACGAGCAGAACAAGGCGATCAGCCAGAAGGTCGACGAGGGCATTCAGGCTGGTGTCGAACTGGGGGTGCAGAAGATCGCGTCCGAGCTCACCGCCGGGTTCCTTGCCTCACATGCCGCGATGCCGGGTGAGGAAGCGCCGGGAGGCTCACCGGGCTTAGGAGCGCCCCCTGGCGGCCCAGGCGGTGGTCCCCCTAGTGCCCCTCCCGGACCGCCCGGAAACATGGCTGAGGGAGCTCGCCAAGCCCAAGGCAACCAGCCTACGCCGATGTCGAACCAGCAGGCGCTCCCCGGCAACGTGGTCGGGTTGCAGCGCCGGCCGATGCAGCCAGGGATGCGGCCGCCGCCGATCCAGGGCGGACCAGGTTAACCAGAGGAGGGCTAGATGCCTGATTTCTATCTGAAGATCCGCAGGACCATGCCGATCGAGATCGTGCAGGCGTCGGGCGAGACCTACCAGCACGCCATCCAGGCGGTGCTCGACAGTGCTGCTCCCGGCGAGTCGATCGAGGTGATGGATACCGAGCCAGTGCCGGCGGCGGCACCGCCCGGGACGTCGGGTTCGACGGGTTCGACGGGTTCGACCGGTTCGACTGGCGCAATGGGGAGGTAGCGATGGCGACGTTTTACATCCAGGCGCGCAAGCTCGGACCGGTGGTGACCTACCAGGTGGTGGCCAACTCGCGCGCCCAGGCGATCGCCAACCTGGTGGCGAGCGAGGGTCCAGGCGAGGAATTTCAAGTTCTCGGGGCCGACACCACGCTGGCGACTACGGGTGTCACAGGCGGGACCGGTCCGTCGGGGGCGACCGGCGCTGGGCTTTGATGCGCGTTGCCTGGAACGCGATCGTCAAGAACGAGGCAGCGCGGATCGAACGCTGCGTGAGCTCGCTGTTACCGCATGTGGATTGCGGGATTATCGTGGATACCGGCAGTACCGATGGGACTGCCGAGATCATTCATGCGCTATTCGCGCAGGCCCAGAAACCGTGCGAGCTTCATTTTGCGTCGTTCGTCGACTTTGCGCAGGCGCGCAACGAGGCTCTTCGGGTCGCTCGCGAGAGTAAGCTCGAGTGGGACTTCCTCCTGCTCTGTGACGCCGACATGGAGCTTCGGGTTAAGCGGGCGGACTGGATCAATGGTCATCGCGGGCTTTCTTATGACATGCGCCAGGTGGGGGGAGCTCTGAGCTATTATAACCGCCGACTTTTGAGTCGTCAGGCAACCGGCGGTTATTTAGGGGTCACGCATGAGTATCTGGATGTGCCGTCTTTTGGAGTACTACATGGCGCAGAGTTTGTTGATCACGCTGACGGTGCCAATCGTGCTGATAAATTTATTCGCGATATTGCCCTTCTGGAAGTTGCACTCGATGTCGAGACACGACCGGGATTGATCGAGCGGTATCATTTCTATCTGGCGCAGTCGTACTTCGATGCCGGGAGATTTGACGATGCCATCGTTCACTATCGTCGACGAACCGAGCTTGGAGGTTACGAGGAAGAGCGATGGTACGCGCAAATGCGTCTTGCAGAGTGTTATCGACAACTGGGGCAACATGCTCATTACGTGTGGGAGATGCTCAAAGCTTATTCTATGCGTCCCCAGCGGGGGGAAACGCTGTACGACCTTGCCCGCTTCTATCGTGAGCGAGGGGAAAATTTCAGTAGCCTACTCTTCTCTGAGCCTGGACGTAGAATTCCAGTGCCCACAGGAGACAAGCTTTTCGTTAATGAGTATGTCCATCAGACTGGGCTGAAAGAAGAGTTTTCAATCTGCGGTTATTACGACGAGCGCCAACGCCGCACAGCAGCAAAGGAGGCTAACAAGTTGGCGCTCGTCGGTAGTGAGCTCGCGAGGCGCAACTTGTTCTGGTACCTGCAGCCGCTGGTGCAGGACGTGCCGTCATTCAAGCCGCAGCAGCTGACAATCCAGCCGCCCGACGGCTATGTGGCGACGAACCCGTCGGTGATCGAGAATGGCGGAGAACCAAAGATCCTTGTTCGATGTGTTAATTACACGATTACAGACGAGGGTGCGTACCGGATTCGGGCCAGCGATGGCACGGTCTCTGGTAATTATCCTATTCACACTCGCAATTTTCTTTGGGATTCTCTTAACGGTTGGCTAGAACTCAAACTCCCATCCAACTGGCCGGATGCAAGCTATCCGCTGGTTTTGGGGTTTGAGGATTCTCGTCTCTTTGAATGGCGGCAACAATTCTGGACGCTCTCCACCGTTCGGGAGTTGACCCCCGAAGGATGGTGCGAACAAGTTCTAGCGCCACTTGATCCTGGAGAAGGTGGCTGGAGCTACGGAGACAATTGGCGACAAATTCTTCCATCTGATCGTCGGCATGAGAAAAACTGGATGCCGTGGGTGGGTGGTGATGACCTGTTTTTCGTTTATCGTCTCGGGTCATTGGTCAACCTCCAGGGTGAGAACATTCATCGTGACACTCTGCAGTGGGATGTTGGCCACATCAGCGGTGGATCGCAAGTCATCAAGGTTGATCGGCACTGGATGGCGATCGTGCATGAGGCACGGCAGATCCCCGGTCACACCGGCCGCTATTACCAACATCGCTTTGTACTTTGGGACCATCACAAGCGCCTGCAGCGGATTTCTCCACCGTTTTATTTTTTCGACCGGCAGATCGAGTTTGCGGCCGGACTGGCATTTTTTCCTGAAACAGGAAAAATCATGGTCAGCTTCGGGGTGCGTGATTGTGAAGCTTGGACAGCGACCATGGATCCTATGGAGGTGATCCAGTTTTGTTTCAAGGATGCGTTATGACCGTCGCCGTGGTGACAGCTTATGTTCCGATCCCCGGCCATCCGCGCTCGGAGGCGGAGTATGACGAGCTTGCCAGCCAGCTGCTGGGGATCGAGCACTGTGTGCTGCGCGCCAAGGGCGATCTGCAGCATTGCTGGCTCTACCAGTATCTCAAAGAGGACTATGGTGCCGATACGCGATTTACTTATTCGGTCGCGGACAATCCGCAAAAGAATTCACTCGGCTATCACATTGTTCAGGCACAGAAGACCGAGTGGCTCGAGGTCGCGACCTATGTCGAGCCGTTCGTCGATGTGTTCGTTTGGCTGGACTATGGAATTTTCCACGTTCCCGGCGTGACTGCTGAGATCATCGATGCCTTCCTCGAGCGTGTCGAGGGCGAGCAGGCGATCGCGATCCCGGGCTGCTGGGACAAGGGCTACAGATATGATGACGACTCTCCCTGCTGGCGGTTCTGCGGCGGGGTGATGGTGGTGCCACGCAATCTGGTGGGGCCGTTCAATTACAACATGAAGCGCGAATATACGCGCTGGCTGGGTAAGACCGGCAACATTTCCTGGGAGGTGAACACGTTGGCGCGGCTCGAGGATCACGATCCGGAGTTTCCGGTCTGGTGGTACCGAGCCGACCACGACCAGACTATGTTCACCAACTACCGAGCAACGGAGCACGCAGATGTCGCAAGATATTCCACCTTGGTTGGAAGTGATGCGCGCCATCACCGGTTTGAGTGAGTACGAGAACGGCAGCAATCCCAAGATCGAAGCGATGGCTGCTTATATCGGGCGAAAATTTCCGGAACAAGCTGAATATGCCTCGATTTACGACGACGATAGTATTGCTTGGTGTGGAGTCTGTACGGCTTTCTGTTTAGCGGCTTGCACCAAAGAAGGCATCTCCGGTCCGTTCGGACCAACGGATACTGACAAGTGGATGTGGGCGCAGTCCTTTGCGAGCGACCCCGGTTTCGTGAAGCTTGGTTCTCCAGTCCCTGGAACGATCGTGGTCATGACCCGCGAAGGCGGCGGGCATGTGACCATGTTTGAGGAGTGGGACGATAACGGTAACTTGCGCTGCAGGGGTGGGAATCAAAGCAACTGCGTCAATGTCAGTACTTACGATCCAAGCACCGTGATCGGCTACATGTGGGTGCGCGGGTGGGAGGTGCCGGAGATTGATGTTGAGGATCGGCCGACGCTTGAAGAAGGTGATGAAGGCCCAGATGTGATGGATCTGCAGCGCATGATCCCGCATTTCAGCGGGGTGGTCGATGGTGACTTCGGGCCAATCACCAAGGATAACGTCATTCGCTATCAGTCTTCGCGCGGATTGGAGATCGACGGTGTGGTCGGTCCAGAGACCTGGCAGGCGCTTTATGATGATAAGAAGCCGTTGCCGCCACCGGCTCCTCCACCTGGAGCGTTGACGGTTGCACAACAGAAAGCGATCAAAAATATCGCTAAAAATTCAGCGGTTGCTTCTTATGGTTGGGATGACAGAGGGGAGGCTCCTCCGGGGTGGACGCAAGGTATGGCGCTTGCGTTCGCGCAATCTTACAAGAAGCTCAAGGTCGACCATCCGGGTGTGATCGAGATGTCGCGACCGCGCACGTCTTCCGACAAGGACGTGTTCAACGTGTACAAGAATGACTTCAACAAGCTCGGTATGTCGAACGAAGGGACCGACGGCAGTGCCGTGGATCGTTTGAGGCATCTCTATGCCCTGATGTTGGGTCACGGCATGCGCGAGTCGTCTGGTGAGCACTGCTGCGGTCGAGATCAGTCGGTGCCGCCAGGCTATTACGGTCCAGCCGATACCACGACTGAAGCCGGCGCTTTCCAGACGAGTTACGATGCTGCCGGTGCCAGCGATCCTGAGTTTGATGATCTCATGGATGAATATCTGCGGGGGGATTCTCCTGGCTATCTGGAGGCGTTCTCGGAAGGTGTGTCGTGCAGCTCGGAGGATTGGACGAGCTACGGCGGCGGACGTGGCGAGCAGTTCCAGGATCTGTGTAAGAACCAGCCTGCGTTTTCTGTTGAGTCGTGCGGGCTTACGTTGCGCAACTTGTGCAATCACTACGGGCCTATCAACAGACATGAGACTGAACTGAAAAAAGACGCTGACGCGATGTTCCAAGAGGTGCAGGATTACATGGACGCGAACTGGCCTCACGCCGGCTCCGAGTCGGCGTGAGGCACCGAGATGGAACCGCTCGATAAGATGGACATCGGCCACCGTGTGATGCTCACGGTGGCAATTATCATTATTTTGCTAATTTTACTGGCGTGTGCGGGCTATTTGTCGGGGCGGTGGGAGGTGCCGGAAGCGCAGGCAGCACCGCGGTCTTATGTGGATGATCTACCGATTTCAAAATACGAGGAACACCTGCTGGCGCTTGATCGCGAGGCATTGGACAAAGCATACAAGGACCACATAGGTCTGGTGTTCGGAGTGTGGATGAAAGACCCCAATGATCCGCAGGCTCCACATCGTGCGGGAACCGGGGCACGCAATGCGCGGGCTGGCTACAGTTTATCGATAGAGAAGATCGAACAACGAGAACAACGGTTGAAAGATGCTCGATAAATCCGCCCAAGCAGGACAGCATTCTTACAAGGATCGTGGTGATGACTGCTACGAAACTCCGGCTTGCGCCGTTGAGGCGCTCTTGCGCGTCGAGAGTCTCCCTCATTCTGTGTGGGAACCGGCGTGCGGGCCAGGGTCGATTGTCAAGGTTCTCCGTGATCACGGACACGAGGTGTTTGCCACGGATTTGCATCAATACGGTTGCGGGTTATCAGGCATCGATTTTTTGACTGCTGGTCATCGGACGACTGACGCAGTTGTGACCAATCCGCCATATCAGCTGGCGGAAGCATTCGTTCGTAAGGCACTCGAATTTAGTCCGCTGGTGATCATGTTGCTGCGGCTGGCATTCCTGGAGAGTGTGAAGCGTACCGACATCCTGGAGCACTCCGGCCTGGCGCGCATTCATGTGTTTCGCAACCGCCTGCCGATGATGCACAGGAAGGGCTGGGAGGGACCGAAGGCATCGAGTGCAATGCCGTTCGCTTGGTTCGTGTGGCAAAGAGGGTACAAGGGTCCAACGACCATTGATCGCATTAGCTGGGAGTGAACCAATGACACTGGGAACAACTCGCGTTCGTTTGGACTTCAATCCGTCGAAGGATGATCTGGTTGGTCAGATCAAGGTTAAGACGGCCGAACTCATCGACCTCTGCAATCAGGGTCAGATCGATACTGATTTCAAAGGCGAAGTTATCCGTTGCTGGGCGCTGGCAATGACTCACTACGAGAATGCTGCAATGTGGGCTGTGAAAGCAGCGACGGCCGATAAATAGGAGGCCAACATGGCTGAGATCGCAATTGGAATTTTGTGGTTCTTGGTGGGTCTGATCATCCTGGCCGGGATCGTCTATTTGGCGATCTGGGTGATCGAGAGCTTTATTTACCCGATCCCGGAGATGGTGAAGAAGGGCATCTGGGTGGTGATCTTGCTGATTGCGTTGATTTACCTGATCAGCATCCTGGTCGGCGGCGGGGCACCTCGGATGCCGAAGCTGCCATGAGTGATGAGAACTTACGGCATGCCTACCGGCATGCGCGGCACGCTCTGGAGGATTTCCAGGAGCTTGAGGCGAAGGGTGAGCTCGCCCACTCGCTCTGGCACCATCTGCGCCATGTCGTTTACCGGCTGGGGTTAGAGATGACTCGCGAGCATCGGGTCGACGTTCCCAGGTCGCCTTAACAATTTCTTAAGATTTAGCGCCTAACTTCCTCCACGACGCAACCTTGCAACGGTCGTGGAGGATTTTTTATGCGCGCTAACAAGCTCTCGGTCAATACGACCAAGAAGGAAGCCCAGCACGACGTGACGTTCGCCGAGGGCGGCGACGGTCATATGTTCGGCAAGCAGGCAGCTGGCCCCGACAAGCCGGGGAATACCGGCAAGGATCCGAGCTCGGCTCCCGGGCCGAAGTTCGCCGAAGGTGGCAACGGCAAGATGTTCGGCTTCTCCGGGGCGCAGTCGCAGCAGCCCGGTCGCACGAGCGCACGCTGATGGCACCGATAATTCCGCGCACGCCCCGACCGCTCGGGCGTCCGAAGATGCTTGATCCGGCCAAGGCGGTGCAGGGTCCACCGCGGATCAAGCCGACTTCTACCCGGGAGTATGGCAAGGGCGGTACGCCGTTTGCCACTGGACCTGACATGGGCATCCGCGGGGCCAGCATTGTCGGGCCGATCGGACCAGGAGGGTTTGATCCCTATGGCACGTAGACCATTCAAGAAGGATCTCACGCCGATCGGGCGAGGCGGGATCACCACCCACGTCGGGAAGGGTGCCAGCGAGCAAAGGAGAGGCCCTGGTGGCTCCGAGACGCTGACCGGGGGTGATCCCATGCAAGGGATGGCGAATCGCTATCCCAAGCCTTCTGCGCCGGAACCAGAGCCGGACATGGATGAGCCCGCGCCCCCGGTACCGATGGGTCAGGCTCCCTCGCGCGGGCCAACGGCGCTGATGCCGCCGGACAACGATGGTGATGAGTGAGCACGCTGATCGATTTGGAGAAACACGCGCGTTTCCTGCGGAACGCCTCGCCGTCGGCATTTCAGGGTTTCTGCACAGCGTTCGCCGACTACACCGAGCGCCAGTACGAGACCCTGGTCGACAGTCCGCCAGACAACCTGCAGCGCGCGCAGGGGCACGCCCAGCAGTGCAAGGCGATATTCCAAGCGTTGGAGAAAGCCAAGAATGGTTGATGTTGTCGTAGACGCCGAACCGGCAGCCAAGCTGTCGTACGATCCCAAGGACATTCCGGAAGCCGTGCGCAAGCGCGCGGCGGCCGTTGACGCACTATATTCCCAAACTCCGGAGCCCGGTCCCGGCGCTCCGGCTGCGCAGGTGCCGACCTCGCCTGGTGAAGCCCCCCCGACCCAAGCTCCGCCGGCACCTGTTGCGCAGCCAGCCGCCCCCGAATCACCTGAAGACGCCGATCCGAACTCGAACACTTGGAAGAGCCGCGCCCTGTCGAAGGAAGGGCGGGAACGCGCAGAAAACGAGCAACTGAAGCAAGATCTCGGCGAACTGCAGGAGAAGTACTTCAACGACGTTGTCGCTAGACAGCCTTCGGAGCCACAACGACGCACACCATCCCCGAAGCCCCGGCAGTATCTGACGAAGGAAGATGAGCAGAATTACGGCCGTGATTTGCTCGACGTCGCTGCTCGAGCGGCACTGCAGACGGTGTCTCCGCACATCCAGACACTCGAGCAGCAGAACAAGGAGCTTCGGCAGCGGCTGGCCAAGCAGGACCGGCGGGCGATGGATATCGCGGTCGAGGCCAGGGTGCCGAATTTCCGCGAGATCGATCGCAATCCGCGCTGGCACCGCTGGCTGTTAGGTATTGACGTCCTTTCTGGTCGTGTTAGACAGACGCTGTTGAATGACGCCATTTCAGCCGGCTCTGCCCCTAGAGTGGCGCATTTCTTCGAAAGCTTCCTTAACGAGGAAGCAGCTACAGGTCACACGCCAGAGCCTTCTCCCAGCCCGGTAGTACCGCCTAGGGAGCCGGCGATACCCCTGGCCACCCTGGCGGCTCCTGGTCGCGCCCGACCGGCAACTGGAGGCAGTGCCTCGTTGCCGACCGACAAGCCGACCTACACACGCGCTCAGATCGCAGAGCTTTACCGACTGAATCGGAGAAAGGCTTTTCTCGGTCGCGAGGCCGAGTGGGCTCGTACCGAGGCAGATATCTTCGCAGCTCAAAGAGAAGGGCGCATCCGGGATTAACCGGGGGCTGCGCCAGGTATGAACTGATGGGGTAGCTCCCAAACAGAGGGGCTACCTCAATGCCTATTCCCAGCACGGGGTTTGGTATTGCCACTGCTGGCAGTACTCCTGCACTTTATCCGACTGGCAGTACCGCCAATACCCTCCAAGCTACTGGATTCATTCCGGAAATTTGGAGTGCTAAGTTGGTCGAGAAGTTTTATGCGAGCACCGTCCTCGCAGCGATCAGCAACACCGACTACGAGGGCGAGATTGCAAACATGGGCGATCGTGTGAAGATTCGCACCAAGCCCACGGTCACTATCCGCGACTACCTGGCTGACGGCTTGCTCGCGCTCGATCGTCCGTCCGGTGGCTCGGTGGAGTTGTATATCGGCATCGGGAAATATTTTTCGTTGATTCTCGATGACGTGATGGAGGTGCAGTCGGATCTCAACATCCTCAGCATGTGGTCGGACGATGCGGCCCAGCAGCTGAAGATCGTGGTCGATCGCGACGTCCTCGGCGGCATTGTGGTGCAGGCGAACGCCAAGAACCGCGGTGCGGCTGCTGGCGTGATCTCCGGCAACCTCAATCTCGGCGTCAAGGGCACGCCGTTGGCGGTGAAAGGCTATCCGGTTCTCGGCACTGACATCAGCATCACCGACGTCCTGTTGCGGCTCGGCCAGGTGCTCGATGAGCAGAACATCCCAGAGCAGGGTCGCTGGGTGGTGATGTCGGCGGCCGCCGGTCGCTACATCAAGCAGTCCGAGCTCCGGCAGGTCTATGTGTCGGGTGACGGCACCTCGATGCTGCGCAATGGGCGGTTGGGTCAGATCGATCGGTTCACGATCTACATCTCCAACCTGTTGCCCTCGAGTGCGACGGACGCCACCAACTTTGCGGCCGGCGAGCAACCGGTCTACGCGGGACATGCCCACGCGCTGACGTTTGCTTCGCAGATCAGCAAGGTGGAGACGCTGCGCAGCGAGCTCACGTTCGGGCAGATCCTCCGGGGTCTGCAGGTCTATGGCTACCAGGTGGTCGATAACACCGCCCTGGCGCAGGCCCAGATCGTCCTGAACTGAGCCTTAAGCGTTTCTTAAGACTTTCCCCCTAGGCTCCTCGCCAGAGGAGCCTAGGGTGGCAAGTCCTGCATACCACGGCAATTTTTCCGACAAGGATCAGCCCACGCTCAATAGCGTGGCTGATTACGTCGAAGACGCACGCACGCTGCTGCAGGACGTCGTTCCTGGCTATCGCTATGACGACCTGTCGCTATTGCGTGCGCTCAACCTGACCATGCTCGAGGCCAGCCGGCTGCGGTCGGACCTGTTCGTGTTCAACCTGGCGGTCAGCGGCCAGATCCCTGCGTTCACCGAAGTCGACGACACCTATGTCGAGATGGAGCCGGCGTTCCGGCTCGCCATCCTGCACGGGATCGTCGGTCATGCGCTCGAGCGTGACCAGGAGGATTACCAGGATTCACGGTCGACGGCGTTCCTCGGGATGTTCACCCAGGGGCTGGTTGGGCACGGGCTCGGCCCGGTCACTGGTGGTTCGCCGCCGTCAGGCAAACGGACTGGGAAGGGCGGATGAGAAAGCGCAAAAGCAAAGCTGACGACCCGCAGTGCGATCCCTGCGATACCTATTGGGCGCAGTTGCTCGGTCAGGCCAAAGTTTCCTTGTCGGGTGCCTCCGATGTCGGCCTCAAGGCCCAGCTGTTCGACACCTTGCAGCGGTTCTTCGACGAGTCGAACTGCTGGCAGGAGGTCATTGTCTTCAACGTCGTCTCGGAGACGCTCGACTATCCGCTCTATCCGGTGAATGGCGGCCGCATCCTGCGGCTCCTTGGTGTGCTCGATCAGAACCGGGTGCCGCAGGCGGCGATCATGCCGGAGATCGGCACGGTACGGTTTCAGTACCCGTACAGCCAGACCCAGCCGATGGCGGCGTTTCTGATCAAGACCGTCACCGACCCGCTGACTTGCTATCCACCGGGCGTGCCGGAGTGGCTGCTGCCGGCGCATTACCTCACGCTGCTGCACGGTGTGCTGGGCGAGATGATGCTGCAGCCGGGGACAAGCTTCTCTAATCCGCAGATGGCCAACTACCACACCCAGAAATTCCGCGATGGCATCGCGCACGCTCGCGTGGCGACGATGAAGGCGAACACCGTCGGTGCGCAGAACTGGGTGTTCCCGCGCAACTTTCACGTCTCGAGCCAGCGTGGCGGTGTGAGCACGTTCAACATTCATCCGTCGGGAATGCTGAGGTGATTCATGTCTCGGTGTGGATGTAACGGTCACTCGGTCACCTCGGCGCATCTCGACTTCAAGATCGACAATAACGGCACCTGGATGGATGCCACCCAGTTCGGTGCGCCCAACGGCTACGAGTGGAATCTCGAGGGCCAGGGGTTCGAGATGGACGTGCAGCTGAACCGGTACGACCAGACGCCGTTGTTGCAGATGTCAACTGCCGACGGTCGGATTGTCATCGATGATGTCTACCAGCGGGTGATCCACTTCAATGTCGCGCCGGACGACATCCAGGCCAGCCTGAAGCCGGGTTGCTATGTCTACGATCTGGTGATGGTGGATGCCAGCAACCCTGCCACTCGAGTGCCGCTGCTACACGGCACCGTCGAGGTGACGCAGGGGGTGACATATCCACCGTGAGCCCGATCAAGAACAGCGATGATGCTCCCGTTGCAGCCTGGCCTGTTGTTCCTATTTTCGGAGCCACGGGACCGACTGGTCCGTCGAGCGGACTCACTGGATCAACTGGCCCCTCCGGAGCTCCTGGTGTCTCGTTTACGGGACCGACAGGACCGCGAGCTCCAACCGGTCCGACTGGACCAGGTAGCACTGTTACTGGCCCCACCGGCTCCACAGGCTTCACAGGGCCGCAAGGCGAGACGATTGTAGGTCCGACCGGTGAGCAGGGCATTCAGGGCCTTCCTGGCATCCAGGGGCCTGCTGGTGGCCCGACTGGACCGACTGGTACCCCAGGTGCAACTGGACTTGCCACCAACACCGGAGCAACTGGAGCTCCCGGACCGACCGGACCGGCGGGTGGACCGACCGGGCCGGTAGGAGGGCTTGGTCCGACCGGTGCAACCGGGCCGATTCAGCCTGGTGCCATGCTGCTTGGAGCCACTGGGCAAGCTCTCAGCGGTGGCGTGGTGTCGACGCCCTACCAGTACGTGACCGGCAATATCACTGTCGATTTCGGACGCAATCCGATCCAGTACGTCAACAACGCTGGGGCGTTCACCATCACCGCGCCGTCGCAGCCAGGCAGCTGCATCCTGACGGTCTTCAATCAGTCCGGTGCCGGCGCGATCACGTTCACCGGTTGGACGGTGGGCGGCAATGTCGGTGATGCGCTCGACACCATCACCGGGCACATGTTCTCGCTGATGATGTGGGGGGTGAACGGTGTCTATTCCTACAGTGTGAAGGCGCTGCAGTAATGGCTTATACCGAGAAATCGCTCTACGTTGACTCGGTGGCTTACGGCCCATCCGGTGCTGATGGTGGTGTGGCGCGCTGGACTGCAAGCACAGCTTACACCGTTGGACAGATTATTCGGCAGCGCACTGCACCGACAGTTACGAACGAGCGTTGTTTCGTTTGTATTCTTGCTGGGACATCGTTGGCGTCTGAACCAACGTGGGGTGCTTCGCCTGGCAAGGGTGTGATTATCACTGAAGCTGCTGGGCCGAAGTGGCAGGAGTGTACGGCCCTGCCGGCGATGAATGGCGATTTGGCAAATACAAATTCGTGGCAAGCAAGTCAGGTTGCTACTGCAACTGGTTGCATCATCACGAATACAGCGCGTACACATTACTTTATCAATCAAACTGGTAGCAACGGTGCTGCGACCGAACCGACCTGGAACACGACGCCGGGTGCGACAACGGTTGAAAATTTTATCACTTGGTTATGTCTTGGTCCGGTTGGCAATTTTACAACTCGTTGGGCTGCACCGGCTGCGCGGTTGGCGAGCATCTGGTCCAGCAGTACAAGTTGGACTTCGAATAACGGCATGGTCACCTATGTGGGCGACGATCATGCCGAGACGATTTCGTCCGGCACGATGCAAATCTTGCCCAGCAGTGTGACCAACGGATCCGTCATTTGTGTCGATCACACGGTCACGCTGCCGCCTGGCCCTGCCGATGCCAGGACAACGGCGACATTTACGATCAGCAGTACGGCGGTATTTGCACTTTTTCAGAACTCTGCGAGCTATGTTTACGGCCTGCAGTTCATCAATGCCGGTACCGGCACATTCGATATTCTCGGCGGCAATTTGTGCCAGGCACGCTTTGATAATTGTCTGTTCTCGCTGACCAACACTAACACTGGTTTACAGATCAGGATCAACCGGGCGACTTCGGTCAACGGGACACAAGCTGAGTTCAAGGATTGCACGTTCAATCTCGCTGCTGCCGGTCAGCTTATTTCGCTGGGTGTTGGCATCATCAAGATGGAGAACTGTGCTTTTACCGGTGTGCTCGGCAGTGGCACCCAGGCGATCTTTACCGGCCCAAGCTTGGCTGGGAATGTCACCATCGAAGGCAGCGATTTCAGCAATCTTGCTGCCGGTGCCTCGCTTATGTCGCGCGGCCTGGCCGGTTACATGCTGATCAAGGATTGCAAACTTCCGGCCAATATGGGTCCGGTGTTCGTCAGTGGCGACAGCAATATGTTCCCCGGCTTTGTGCTCGACCTGGTGCGCTGTGCCAGCGATGGTACCAACTATAAGAACGAGCGGCATACCAGCCTGGGAGTGGAATCGATCGCGACTAACATCGTGCGGACAGGCGGTGCCGTCGACGGTAACACGCCGATTTCCCATCGTAATGTGATGATTTCACCCACCAGCATTCCTTACGCTGTGTTCAATTGTTGGCCGCTGGTAATTTGGAATGACATCATCAACACTGATCGCAACGTCACGCTCTACGGGATCGCCAACGACATTCGCGTGCCGAACAACGATGAGCTCTACGTGGTGCTCGAGTATCTCGGCTCGGCGTCTTCACCGCGGGGATCGTACAAGCGTGGCAGCAAGGCATCGGTGTTGTCGGCACCAAGTGGGTTGTCGTCCGACAGCTCGGCTTGGGACAGCCAGGTGCCAGCGGTGGCCAGGTCGACCGCTTATGTCGTCGGTGATGCGGTCAAGCATGCTAGCAATCTGGGTCGGGTGTTCTTCTGCACCGGAGCCGGGACGACCGGGGCAAACGAGCCGGCCGATGGGTTGGGTGTGTGGAATACGCTTGATGCCGATGCCGTGCTCAATCTGAGTGCCGACAAGTTGACCGTCACCAAATCTGGTGCGACGGCGGGCGGGATCCGGACCACTGCGGCGCAGACTAGCGGCAAGTTCTATTTCGAGCACAAGAACACCCACATCGAGCAGTTTCTCGGTTATCCGACCGGGGTGTGTGGGATCATCACGGGAGCCGGAGCATTCAGCAATTACACCAATGTCGGTGCGACCATCGATCAGCAGGGCACGGTGTGGGCCTGCGGTACGCGCACGCTCAGTGTGCTTTCTGCGCTGGTGCTCAATGATGTCTGGTGTTTTGCGATCGATCTGACTAACAAGAAATTCCACGTCCGGCTCAATGGCGGCAATTGGAATGGTAATGCCAGTCACGATCCAGCCAACAATATCGGTGGCTTCGACATCTCGTCGTTGTTTCCGACCAATGCTGCGTTCGGTTTTGCCTACCTGACCGGCAGCGGCAATGCTGGCAGCTTGCTGGCGTTCACTTCTAATTTTGGTCAGTCGGCTTTTGCTTTCACTCCACCGACCGGGTTCTTGGCGGGGCCGTTTGCGATTGGTTATGGCTCGACGGTGGATGGCGGTTCGGTGGCCGATGGCAGTGCCACCATGCGAGCTGGCTGCCGGTTCTCGCAGTCCTTGGCGCTGACTTCGCCACAGCTGCAGCAAAAGGGTTACCTCTACGCCTATCCACGCGTCGGTCGTGCGGCAGTGCCCTATTTCATCGATCCGAAGTTGAGGTTGTCATGATCGCGACCATGATGGGAGCTCTCTATCTGACCGAGTCGACCGACAACGAGTCGATG